CTTCTTTCTCTATTCTCCTGAAAATGGGGCCCACACGGCACTTGTAACGATCATGTCTACTCATGATGAGCCTCGGATATTTATTGGCTTCCTCATAAAATTCATCTTTAATAAACATGTTGACTTTGGTATGCTTCTCTGGCTTGTAAGGTGTCTCACTAGTTTCGAGAAGTTGCTGCCTGCGAGCCTGGTTCATGTTCAACTCAGGGTCAGCAAGCCATTCCTTGGCGTTATAATCCTTACTTTGCAAGCGCGTGAGTCCATACTTGATTTTCCATTCTTTCAAAAGGTTGTCAGTGAACTCCATCAATTCTATGTAAGTCTCATAATCACGTTCGGGCAGCACGGCTCCAATTCTTTTGAAGGCGGCTGCAGCATAATTAAATTTGTCATCGTGGCACGGATGTGGGGGGGCTACACCCTTAAAATGGCAACCCAAGCTTTCGCTAACGGGTCTCCGGGTTATGTGTTCGGCTTGTCCAGAGCTGAGCTTTACTCTAAGATTGGACTTCACGGCAGTGATCAAGGGTAGCTTAACCTCACCGACGCGGTAACCGTACAGGAATTGCCTCAGCGGCGAATTTGACTGAGGCAGGTGAGAAAATCCTGATGCTTATCACGGCGCATCTGATAGACTAACATACTGCACTCGGTGGCGTAATCATCGGAATGTTTCGCTGTTGAGTTAGTAATGTAGTCTTTCTGAGTGCGGAATAGCCGTTGAATATAGTCATAAGCACTTTCTTCCTTCATGAATCCTGCATTGTGTTGGGCATTCAAGCTGGCATCAAACACTTCAAGTGAAAACCTGTCCTCACGAGTATACATCCATCCGGAGAAGAAGATACGGTAAAGTATGGGCCAGGCTGCCATATACGCTTTGAAGTCAATGAACCCTAAATACAATGGGACGATTAATAATCGAGCCTTGATCATAGTTGTTTGAAGGGAATCCGCGTTGTCGTTGATGTAGTTTTGCTTGAAAGCCATGCTCTGTGGGTCGTCCAGTATAATCCTGGCGTACACACGTTTGTTGACAATGTAGTAGAGAGCTGTAGCTACAATTGCCCAGAAACACTGGTTAAAGATATTGCTGACGAGAGAGTCATGTCTCACGCTGTCATATGATACTATTAGATAGATGGGGAGTATCAACAGATAGGCGATGAGACGAGCAATACGGTTGTCTCTGACTGTGCCGGGGAAATAGTGTTCATAGACACGTGGGAACTGTTGGTCCAGAGTCAGTTCCTCGCGACGCAAAGTTTGATCCTTGCGCCACTGCTCAGCCTGTTGGGCGTGAGACGTGTTGTCTGGTGGGTTGAACACATCCGTGGTTGAGATGTAAGGAACCTTTGACTTCTCAGGTTTCTT